AATTTGGACTCAACGCCTACAATGGGTATGGGGACTTTAACGCTATTTGAGAATGAGATTGACGTAAGTTCTGGCGACTTAACACTAGACGTAGCAGGAGATATTGTCCTTGATGCTGATGATGGAGAAATATTTCTAAAAAATGGTGGCACTCATTGGGGTACATTATTAACTAATGGCACACCTCAACATTTTTATATTGACTCTAAAATTTCAGATGGTGATTTAATTTTTAGAGGCAACGATGGCGGCTCTACCATCACAGCCCTTACCCTCGATATGTCTGATGCTGGTACAGCTACTTTTAACCATGATGTAAAGTTACCAGATAATGGTAAAGCCACATTCGGGGTTGGTGGTGACTTACGGATTTACCATGATGGGTCACATAATTATATTGATAGCGGCATTGGTAATTTAAACATAAGGGGTGCTAATAATGAAAATGCCATACTTTATACAGCAAATGGAAGTATACAACTTTATCACAACAACTCCAAAAAGATTGAAACAACATCAAGCGGTGTCACAGTAACAGGCACAGTAGCCGCAACTTCATACACAGGCGATGGCTCTAACCTAACAGGTGTTGGCGGTAGTACAGCTCTTAATGCTGTTGGTACTTATGCATTTATCGTGAGTCTTTCCAACAGTTATCAAGCGGGGACAGCAGTGGCTTTTTCTGGAGGCACTTACAAATACTGCGCTGTTGCCGCCTCTCTACAAGCTATTAACAGTCCACTACCAAGCGGTACATGGAGGACAATGGGTTATGCTGATGCTGGTAAAGCCACTGTATGGGTAAGAATATCTTAATTATAGGAGGCGTTTATGCCACAAGTAACAATAACAGAAGTGCGTAACGCACAATCAATGAACGCAGAGAATACTGTATTTGAAGTAGACATTAACCACCCAGAACATGGTTGGATACCTTACGGATTACGCCCTGATGATACAGATATGACTGTAGACAACAACGTATTGCTTGAACTCATTGGCTCAGACTATGCGGCGTATGTAGCACCTACTCAAGCAGAGCTAGATGCAGAATTAGCGGCAGGTCTTAGGGCGCAACGTGACGGAAAATTATTGGAAAAAGTAGACCCTCTAGTAACTAACCCTCTACGTTGGGCTGAACTCACAGACGCTAAACAAGCAGAGTGGACACAGTACCGAACTGACTTGCTAAACCTACCAGCACAAGCAGGTTTCCCAAATACAGTAACATGGCCTACAAAGCCAACATAATTTTAACTTAACTAAAGGAGATCAAAATGGCTGAAGATAAAAAGGTTATTACGATTGACAATAAAGACTACACTGAAGACCAACTCACTGACGCGCAAAAGGTTATGATTAATCATGTTAATTCCTTGCAACAAAAAATTAATTCAGCAGAATTTAATTTAGATCAGCTTAAAGTTGGAAAACAAGCGTTTATGACAATGTTAAAAAACTCTTTAGAAGAATCTGAAGAGGTAGCTGAGTAATGCAAATGGAATCACTTTGGAACATTGGTTTAACCGCAGGATTTGGTTTTTTAATATGGTGGATTAAAGCTCACCATGAAGAACTAAAGCGTGTTACCATTTTACTTAACAGAACAAGAGAAGAGTTGGCTAAAGAGTACGTCACTAAGGCTGACTCGTCTCAAGTCCTTGGTCAAATTATGAGTAAGTTTGATAGGATTGAAGAAAAGCTAGATCGATTGGTAGAAAGAAAATGATACGTTTATTTATAGTAATACTCTTGTTTATTGCGGGTTTTGCTATAGGTAATGTTGCTTTTGCCGAAGACGACGATACAATTAAGTCTGATAGTACAGTGACATCAACTGGAACTATGGAAACTACCATAAATAGTCCACCACCCTCTGCAATTTCTCCACAAATTAGTACGAGCAATTCTGATTTATGTACTGTTGGTGTTGCAGGTGCTGTGCAGACGCAGATACTTGGTATCTCAGCAGGTAGAACTGTACGAGATATGAATTGTGAAAAACTAAAAAACGCAAAAGCCCTTTATAATATGGGGATGAAGGTGGCCGCAATTTCGGCCCTTTGCCAAGATTCTCGAATTTTTTCAGCAATGCTCAATGCCGGGACGCCCTGCCCATACATGGGGTTGGTGGGAGATAAGGCCAGAGTTGCGTGGGAAATGGAAGAGGTTAAAGAAACCATTGAACGCGAACAGAATAATCCAATGAGGAAGATTTTCAATGAGAATGTTGAAACAAAAACAGGTCTTGGTATCATTATTGCTACTCTGGCCTTCTTACTCGCAATGTGATCCGTATAGCTACGGAACAACAGGAAATGCCGCGTCTACAGCATTAAGTTGGGGCATGAACTCTGTTTTGCCTGATATTCCTGGCTTAGATGTAAATGGCTTATTATACAAATACACCACAATTAAAAACCCAGAAGACGATATGAAAGTACACGTCCGTAATTTAAATGCGGAAGGTGAGGGGTACACATTTAGTGAAACAGATGATTGGTCTGGAGTACCTGGCAATACAATCGTCAAGTCTTTTCCTCTAGCTAACGTAGCCTCTTCTAAGTGGGGAGACGGATCAATAACTGTTGAAGGTGAGGGAAGTGTGACAGATCCTGTAGTTATATACAGCTTCCGAATAGACGAGTGTTACGATGAACAATCTAACCCTGCTTGCCCTGGGTATGTTAAACCTATTCCTGTTATACCTGTAGTGGAACTGTACGATGTATTGGAAGATGAAGAGGCTATGGACGCTATAGACGCCGATAATGACTTTGAGTATGATGAAGATGGTAATCTTATACTTTCTGAAGAAGAAGAAGAAGAGCAAACTAGAATTGAATTAGGGCTAACAGCATCTGCCAATGCGTTGACCTTATTTAAAACGCAAGGACAAGATCAAATTATCATGGCTATCAATCAGCAAACTAACATCAATATGTACTACAATGCATCTATCAATGGTGGTGCTTATAATGATGCTCCTACTCTTGCTGACTCAAAGATATCAGATAACAAGAAAGGCTTGCGTAATAATTTGGCACAACAGATTCTGCATGAGAAAATGATTGATATGCAGTATAACCAATGAGGTCTAAAATGAAATATTCAGTAGCAATACTTTCACTGTGTGCTTTCCCAGCACTAGCGAATGTAGAAATTACAGGTAGCGTAGAAGCTAAATGTGTTATTCAAACAACTAAAAATGGTGTGTATGGAAACCCAATTGCAAGTAAGTTAAGCACAACACCTGCGGATGGTGGCGTATTGCCTATAATTAGATACGATGTATCTATAGCGGATTCTTACACAGCTAACATAACACACCCAACAGCGTTTAGTTCATCGCCTTCTTTATCTGATACACTGGCATGGACAGGTAGTACAAGTGTTACGCAAACGTCTGTTGCTGGCATGTCGGGCTACGAGGCCGCAAAGATTGTAGTAGGAAACACCACCATATTTGATTTAACGCTTGCTGGCTCAACATGGTTTAGCACTGCATCAAGTGCAGTTTACGGCTCTGCTAAAGCACTACCTGGAGGAAACTACACGGCAGTCGTACAGGCAACCTGCATTGCGAAGTAGTTTACTCATAACGTTTTTGCTCTGGGCAACATCTATCTCAGGGCATGAGATGACCCCTGCTTATCCAGTGATAAAGCCTTCGCACGTTGCTGACGTGGTTAAAGTGGAGATGTCTCTGTTTAACTCCAGAGAAGAGATAGAGTATTATCAGATAGAATTGTTTGATTTAAATTGGATGAACATTCCTTTTTCTACAACATACAGAATTATGAAAATAGGCTACAAAGAGAAAAAGTCTTTTGATGTTTACATTAGAAAAGTTGACATGGACGAAGCTGTGTATCTATGCACCACCTCAAAAGTAAAAAAGACTAATCAATCTAGGACGCTTGTTTCGTCTAAGATATGTTCACGTTTAGATGGTGAACCTGCATGAGATTAGCTTTTGCTCTTTGTGTTATGGCTAGTTCAGCAGTTGCTGATAGTAGTTCGCTTGCGTTAAGCCTACCAAATCCACCTATGAACTATCAATCGGATTCATTTTCTACAGGTAGTCTTCGATGCAGTAATGCGGTTGGTGGCGGTGTAAACTTAGAGTATGGCGTGACAGGCGTACTGTCTGGGTTAAACACAAACAGTCGTGGCAAAGATATAGGCGTATACGCTCGTATTGTTATACCATTAGACAAGCCAAAGGCTCGTATTAACTGTAATGACCTATACCAAATAGAACTAACCCAACGCAGACTAGAGGTACAAAAACTACGTGACGAACTAGAAGCACTCAAGAATTTACAAAGTGTTGGTGGTGAGATGGAGTTTGAGAACTGATGGTCGATACAACTAAGATAGCCGATAACATTGATGGACTTGGAGATCGTGAGTTTAAGACAGGTGGTATGAAAATATCGTTTGGTTCTATCATGGCTATACTTGCGTTTCTATCTACAGTCGTGGGTTTTTTATACGGCGGATTTGTTTTATATCAAAGGATCGAAGAACTTGCTGGGTTAGACATACAAGAATACCAACTACAGATGGATGTTATGGATGCGAAGGTTACAGGCATATCTGAAAAGGTTGAAGAGTCGGTAGAATACAGTCGTGACATTAAAAATGGATTACGTGAAGACATTTTGAGCATTGAGAAGCAAACAGATCGTGTGGAGGATATGGTTCGTAAATCTGAAGACAAGGTTCGTACTATGATAGATAATGCAGAAGTTCGCTTTGAAAATCAGAGAGAACGTGTTAGAGTTTCACAAACTGGCTCAATGAAAGAACTTGAAGATAAGCTCATGGGCAAATTGCAGAGGGCTTTAGACAACCCTCTTGCTGACTAGGAGATTTAAAATGACAGAATTTGAGAAAGCCGATTTAGATGGAAATGGATCAGTAGACCAATCTGAATGGGATAAGCTATTACTCGATGACAAGAGAATGCAAATTGAAGATGAGAACTCAAAAAGGGACTCCCAGCTCCTAATGGTGTGGTTCTCTTTAGCAGGGCTACTACTGTATCCTGTTATGATTATTGTGTGTAATGTCTTAGGCCAAGAAGTTGCGGCGGATAATTTAACTGCTATCGCCCCAACCTACTGCATTGCAGTGGTCGGTATCGTTACGGCGTTTTTTGGCTTTACAAATATAAAAAAGAAGGGTGATTCATAATGTTAGGACTAGGATTACTAGGTAAGGTCGCTGACCTTGCTGGAGCTATGGTTGAGGGCAAGACTGCCGTTAAACAAGCAGAAGCGCAAACTAAAATGAAAATAGCCACAGGTGAGCTTGATTGGGATCTAGCCGCAATGAAGGCGACAGAGAACAGTTGGAAAGACGAGTGGATTACGCTTTTGTTCAGTATTCCCCTTATTTTGGCGTTCTGTGGGGATTGGGGTAATGAGATTGTGCAAGCAGGATTTGCCGCTCTATCTAATATGCCAAGTTGGTATCAGTACAGTTTAGGTGGTATAGTTAGTGCCAGTATTGGTATGCGCGGTGTAAGTAAATTTTTCGGAAAGTAGTACAATGGCAAAAGAAAACTTTGATAAATGTTTAAAAATGCTTCTTGCTCACGAAGGAGGATTCGTAAATCATCCCGAAGATCCTGGGGGTATCACAAATTTGGGAGTTACCAAAAAAGTGTACGACGAGTGGATTGGTCGTGAGTCTACAGAACAAGAAATGCGTGACCTGACGCCTGACGATGTAGCTCCGATATACAAGAAAAACTACTGGGATCGAATCAAAGGAGATTCACTTCCATCTGGTATTGATTGGTGTCTTATGGACTGGACTGTAAATTCTGGAAAAAGTAGACCATCTAAAGCTGTGCAACGTGCAGTTGGGGCTACTCAAGATGGCTCGATAGGATCGCAGACAATAGGACTTATTATGGAGAAAGATCCTGAGTTTATAATAAATTATGTTTACGGCGTTCGCCAAGACTTCTATAAGGGATTAAAGACATTTGAAACCTTTGGACGAGGTTGGACGCGCCGCAACAAAGAAACACTACACCAAGCGTTGGAGATGATCTAAATGCCTTTGCAACTTTTAAAATACAACCCAGGTATTGTAAAAGATATTACAGAATATGCGGCAGGAAAAAACGGGCCTTACTGGGTAGATAGTGATCTTGTTCGTTTTAATAATGGATATCCCGAAAAATTAGGTGGATGGCAGAAAGATACAATTTTTGCACTAGATAATTCTGGAAACATTACATCTACTGAAACTACTATTGAAGGCATTGCCAGACGCATGGTGTATTGGAGGTCAAACTCTGATGGCGAAGATAGGCTTGTTGTTGGTACGCATAATCACTTATTAATTATAGAGAATGGCGCACTTTACGATATTACGCCTTTGCGAAAGACATCTACTGGGTTGAGTAATCCAATAGCCACGACAGATGGAAGCACAACTGTAGTCATTACAGATAATACACATGGTGCAGAAACTGGCGATTGGGTGGTTATTAGTGGTGCATCAGCAACTGGTGGCGTTTCGGCGGATAATTTAAACAGTTACTACGGATATCAAATAACTAGAATTAATGCAAATTCTTATAGTATTGTTGTCCCAAGTGCGGCTACTTCTACTGTTTCTGCTGGTGGTGGTACTGTTGCTGTAAAATATTTAATTGGTGTTGGTGCTGAACTTGGTTCACAAAGCTCTGACCCAGCTCTTGGTTATGGCGTTGGTGGTTGGGGTGAAGAGGCGTGGGGTACTCCGCGATCAGGTGCGCTTGCTGGAACTAGCTTAGACAATAGCTCTTGGAGTATAGATCTCTGGGGTGAAGATGTCATTGCCACAATTCGCAATGGTGCAATATATTATTGGGATACTTCGGCAGGGACTAATAATCGTGCTGTACTTGTATCATCACTATCAAGTGCTAATAGTGTTCCCAATGTGGCTCGTACTACTGTTGTTAGTTTCCCAGATAGACATTTTATAGCAGGTGGATGTCAGGCTTATGTTGTGGGTGGTGGCACTGGAGATGTAGATAATATGTTGGTCAGATGGTCAACACAAGAAGACTTTAGCGTTTGGAATCCAACCTCAACAAACACCGCAGGTGATCAGAGGCTTCAAGTTGGAACTAAAATTATAGCTATGGTATCTGCTCGTGAAGAGACAATCATATCTACTGACGAAGCAATATATGGCATGACATTTGTTGGTGGTGCTTTTGTATTCTCGTTTAGATTACTTGCTACAAATTCAGGTGCGGCTGGGTTAAATACAATGATATCTGTTGATGGAAACGTCTTCTGGATGGGTAAGCGTAACTTCTTTACTTATGATGGTATTGTAAAAGAAATACCATGTCCTGTTCAGCATTTTGTATTTGATCGTATGCAGACAAGATACATTGATAAAGTTGTCACTGGACACAATAAAGAATTTAAGGAAATTACTTGGTTTTATGTAAGTGATGACAATCCATCTGGCACAACAAATGCTGAAAACGATAGTTATGTAACTTACAACTACGCTGAAAATGCTTGGACTGTTGGAACTATGGATAGGTCAGTATGGTCAGATAGCTTTGGCGCACGAACTGTTCCATTTGCATTTGACCCTGATGGATACTTATACAATCACGAAACAGGAACTAGCGCAGATGGCGCGGCAATGAACAGCTACATAGAAGGCTCACCGCGTGAAATTACGCAAAATGGTGAAGAATTGTACATGGTGGATAAAGTAGTTCCAGATGTTAATATGAGTTCTAGCACAAACTTATTTTTATATATGAATACAAGAAAATATCCTAACTCTCCTGAAATTGTAAAAGGCCCATTTACTATTACGTCTTCTACAGGGAAGGTAAGTACACGCGCTAAAGGTCGTCAAATAGGCTTAAAGTTCCAAAGCACAGGAACGACAGACGATTGGACGTTGGGAGATTTTAGGGTTAATTCACGTCAGGATGGTTTAAGATGACACAAGGATCACCACTTGCAGTTTTAAGGTTACCAAACCCACCAGAAAACTATCAGCAAGGATATATGGCGCGTTTGACTAATACTCTTGAATTAGAGAGGCAATCAACTTACTTTGCGGCATCTACTGGACTTCAAGTGGCTGTAGAGCAAGCAGAAGCAACAGCGTGGTTTATATCATAAATGCCAAATAATTATAAAAATGCACTACTTGATTTAACGACAACTGACGCAACAGTATTATATACTTGTCCAGGTGCTACTACTGCTATTTTTAAATCATTATCAGTGTGTAATGATAGCGCGCACAATGATACTATAACAGTTACAATAACAGATGCAGACAGTAATGTTTTTTCGGTGTATAGTGTAAAGGCAATATCAGGCCCATCTACAGAAGAATTGGTAACTAATGCTTTTGTAGTTGAGGAAAATCAAATTGTTAAAGTTACGGCGGCAACTGCCAATAGGTTGCATGTGGTAGCAAGTTTACTGGAGATAAATTAATGAGAAGTCCAATTATTTTAGAATCAAATCTAATACCAGGAAACTACGGAGCTTTGCCGCCTAATGAATATTACACGTCTCCAAGCTCACCAGCACTAGAAGGTGCTATTGAAAACGAAGATGGGACATTTACTGCTAAGACTTATCAATTAGAATCTAACAAACCTACATTTGATTTAGATATAATGCAGAACGTATACGGCACAAAATACATGCCAATGTTTCAGTGGGTTAGCCAACAAGAGACAGGCAGTGTAACCTTTGACCCTCAAGACGATATGATTAGCGAAGAAGAAGCTAATAAATTAAAACAAGAGTTCCAAGAAGAATATGGAGTTGATCCTGCTGAAGCACTAAAACAAGAAGCTCTAGCTATGGGCGCACAACTTGCGGCTGGAGTTGGTGGTCAAATTGGTAGATCAGTTGCATCAAATATAGGTGACAATCAATCATTTGACCTTGCAAGCCTTGGAGAAGGTATTAGTGATTTTTCTGAAAACTTTAAACTTACAGATACTTTTGGCGCACCTAAATCTGGCCCTTCTGCTAAAGTTAAGTTTAGTCCAACAAGTGACAATGCTAAACTTGTTGATGCAAAGCAAACAATAAAAGCTAATAAACCTAGCTTTGAGGATCTTGCCAACCCTAAAGGCGCAGAAGTTAAAGCAAAAAACCTAGAAGATGCAAAAGGCGCACAAGCCACACTTTTAAAAGGCGGCAATACTGGTTACTTCTCTGGAGTAGGAGATAGGTTAAGTTCCTTTGGCTCTAGTTCAACTGCGGCAGGTCGCGCAAATCTATATGGATCTGCTGGAGCTGGGTTGGGTACAACTGCGGCTATGTTGATTGGTGGCGCATCTCTAAAGGATTCTGCAAAAGCAGGGGCTAAAGTAAGTGTAGGTACTTATATTGGCACAGCAATAGGTGGCCCTATTGGTGGATTTATTGGTGGTATGCTTGGTGGTCGTGTAATTTGTAACGAATTACAGCGTCAAGGTATCATGACACGCAAGCAAGTTGTACTAGACTATCGCTTTACTCGTGATTACTTAACGCCAACGCACGTAAACGGATATCATATCTGGGCTGTGTGGATGGTTAAGCAAATGCGAAAAGGACGTTTAGTTAATTTCTGGACGCATGTTGCAGGTCATCGTGCAAACGAAATCGCTTACATTTACGGAGATCGTGACAAACCAGATTATCTTGGTAAAGTGTATCGTAAAATTTTAGAACCGATTTGCTGGTCGATTGGTTTCTTTTGTAAAAAAACAGACTGGTCAGTTCTATATAAACAGAAAGAGGTCTAATATGGCTAGAGAACCAATGCCTATGCCAGATATGTCTGGCGCAAATATGAACGCTGATAAGCCAATGCAAAATCTGCCACCAGAAGCAAAAAAGAATTTGCTAATGCCTGATGAAGATATTGGTGCAATGCTTGTAGCTCGTCTATCAGCTATGTCTGATCAAGAGTTGGCAATGTTAGATCAGGTTATTACTCCAGACGTTGCACAAGTTCTTATGAAGCTACTTCCAGAGCTTGCTGAACTTATTGCGGCTGTTGAAGGTGAAGAAGGTGGACGTAACTTAGGCCAACCTCAAGAGCAAATGCAAGAAGCTCCAGAACCACAAATGGCTTCACAAATGGCTCCAGAAATGGGCGCATTAGGTGGCATGGGTTGATAATAAGAAGTGCAACAGTTCTCGATATATCTGATTTGTATAATATGTTAAGTGTTATGCATTCAGAGACTGTTGAGGTTGTTTCACCTATTAATCCTGAGATGCTTACATCTGCTATAAATAGAGCAATTCATAGAGGTGTAGTGTTAATCGCAGAGATTGATGGAAAGATTGCAGGATCAATTGGTGGGGCTGATACATCCGACTGGTGGTCTACTGAAAAATATCTAGCAGATATGTGGTTTTTTGTGTATAAGGAGCATAGAAAATCGCAGATAGCTGTAAAATTAATTAAAGGCTTTATGAAAATTGGTAAAGACGCTAATGTAAAAGTAAAGTTAGGCCATGTCTATTCGGGAGATGGTGAACGCAAAGATAAATTTTATGAGAGACTTGGCTTGGTTAAAGTTGGCTCTCTTTACACGGAGGCTTAAATGGGCAGTTTTTGCACACCATCATACACACAGTTACCATCTTCAGAAGAAACAGTATCTGGTACAGAGATACCATCATGGGTCGCCGCCGCAGGTCGAACAACATTTGAACGTGCCGCAGAATTAGCAAACTCACCTTACCCAACATACGAAGGCGCAAGAACTGCAACATATGGTGGTGATCGACGCACTGAAGAAGAGCGTATGGGTGCTGATATGTTAAGAAGTGGTGCTGAAAGCTACATGCCTTTCATGAACCGAGCATCTGAAGTAGCGGATACTTTGGGCGGTGGTTATGATGCCATGTCTCAAGAACAACTTTTAGGTGATCCGTTTCAAGGTGCAAGCCGTGAAGAACTTTTAGGAAGCTATTCAGGTGCAAGTCGTGAAGATTTAATAGGGCAAGGTGTAAGTCCATTTAGTATGGAAAATGCACAACCTTACATGGACATATATCAAGACTCCATGAACCCTGCTGTTCGTGAAATAGAAGAACAGACAATACGCGCACAAAATGAAGCCAGAGCAAGAGCATCTACAGGTGGTGGAGGTTTTGGTTCACGTTTAGGTATTATGGAAGCTACAACTGCTGGAGAAGGCGCACAAGCCGCAGGAGACTTACGAGCGCAAGCCGCAAGAGAAGGTCTTGGATTTGCCGCAGGTCGATATGATCAAGATGTGGCACAATCTGAGAGAGATCGATCCGCAAGATTTAATGCTGAAAATGCAATGCGTGGTCAGTTTGAACAAGATAGATCCGCAAGATTTGGTGCAGATGCCGCGTTGCGTGGTCAGTATGATACAGATCGTCAGGCACGTTTTGGTGCAGATGACGCCGCAAGAAATGCATATGAGACAAATGAAGCGTCACGCATTCAACAAATGAGCGCATACCAAGGTATGGCTCCGTTAGTGCAAGATTTACAAACACAGGCGGCGGCTGGATTAATTACATCAGGTGAAGCTCGTAGGCAACTTGACCAGCAGGCACTTGACTTGGCATACGCTGATTATCTTGACCAAAAAATGTATCCACAAGAAATGCTTAACTTCACATTAGGTGCATTGTCTGGAACGCCATATAATACAATTAATCGTAGTTATAGTTCAGGATCTCAGATGAGTGCAAACCCATCTCTTTACGGACAAGCAATAGCTGGTATGGGTGGTTTGGCAAGCGCATATAAAATAATGAACTCGTAGAATAGGCAATTGATATGGTCGAAAAATTAGGTGTATCTGGTACAGATGTAAATCAGTTAAGTGGTGGAGCATTAGATGGCCTCTTCTCACAAGATATTGCCAATCAAGCAATGTCTATTTCCAATCAATTATACCCACAACTTCCAGAGGCTGATCCTTGGGAAGCGGCATTCCAATTCTTTGCAGAGATGGGTCGTCAGGCATCACAGCCTGGTGCAACTGTATTAGGTTCTGCCGTTGGTTCTATGCAAGCTCCACTAGATTACCTGAATGCCAAGAAGAAAGAAAAGGCAGAATCAGATCGAGCTAGAATGCAGTCTACTATAACTTTAGGAACTGCACTGAAGGGTAAAGATAGCAAAGGTTACATTAACGTAAATGTTGATGGTAAACCTACAGTTATGACACCAACTGAAATTACTGCCGCAAAAGCCGCTGGTAAAATGGTTGTACCCTATGAGAAACCTACTACTACTGGTCAAAGTAAATTAACTCCTTACACTTTCAATAATACTGAAGGTGTTCAAAAATTCCAAACTAAATACCCGAACATTACATTAACAGAAGGTCAAATTAATGGTACAGAAACCATTAGTCTTCCCAACGCAACTGTTAATGATCCTGATTTAGTAAATGTGTTTAGCACGTTTAGCAAACCAGGGGCAGGCTCTCAGTACGAAAGATTGGTTGATTCAGTTAATAATATTGGTGTTAGACTTGCAGATCCAACTACAGCAAAAGATGTTAGCCAATCAGATAGAAATCTATACGCCGCAAATTATCAAAAACTTGTTGTTGGTGGCGAATACACAGAAATTGTAGATGGTAAAGAAGTTACACGATCAAAACCAGGAATAGATTTATCTGGAACTACTAATCTTCCAATTCCAGAAGGTCTTGATTTAAATAAAATAATAGAAGAAAGAAGTCAGAAATTTGATCAAAACCAAAATACTTCTGCAACATTTGGAAGTAGAATGCTTTACAATGAAGGTATTCTAAGAAATCAATTAGCAGATGGGTATGTAGTAACCTTACAAGATATTGCTCAAATAAAAACAATGCGTAGACTTGGTTTAGGTAATGTAGGAATTGATCCTAAAGCTCAACAATTCCACATTGCGGCTCAAAACTGGGTAGCGGCTCAATTAAGAAATGAATCTGGTGCGGCGATTGCTCCATCAGAATATATAGATGCATTAGATCAATACTTCCCTAAAGTTGGTGATAGTGCTGATACTATAAAACAAAAACAAGCACTAAGAGAAGAAGCAACAAAAGGTATGATAAATTCTGCTCAAGATGCATTTGGAGTTGTTTATCCTAATGCTATTCAGTATTTAAAATATAAAAGTGGCGATGAAACGTATGACATCTTGAACCCTCAAGGGTATGCAAATGAACTTCTTGCTAAAACAGCTCTTGGACAAAATTTAATGTTTAAGGATGCTGTATCTAGTATGACAATTGAAAAAATTAGAGAAATGTTAGCTATCCCAGGTATAGAAAAAAGATTAACAAAACAAATGCTTACTATGCTTTCAGATGAATTAAATAATCCAGATAGAAAATCGGAGTAATAGCATGGCTGAAGAAACTGTAGAAGAGATGCTTGCTCGAATAAGAGCAGAGCAAAATATAGAAGTTTTATCAGAATCTGAAGTTGACTCAGAATCAGGATTAACTTTTGCTGATAAAGCTAGACTAGCCGCTACTGGATTACTTTTTAACTACGCAGATGAGACAATTGCTGGTATTAAGGCATTAAGCCCAGATGTAACATATGAAGATGCTTTATCTGATGAAAGATCTAAATTAAAATCCGCTCAATCAAAAGATGGTAGCTTAAAGTATGAAATTGGTGGAGCGATAGTTCCAACGGCTGTTGCTACATTAGCCGCTCCATTTACAGGTGGAACATCTCTAGCCGCAACTGCACCAACTTGGATGAGATTGCTTGGTTATGGAGCCGCACAGGGACTTTTATCAGGTACTGGCTCATCAGAAGAAGAGGGATTATCAAGAATTAAAGATGCTCCTGTTGCAACTTTAACTGGCGCAGTCGCTAATCCTCTTTTTGCTAAACTAACACAAGCCGCTCAAGTTGC